TCTTAATCCAAACAATGGATACTTATCATCAAATGCAGCAAGTTCAATTTCATTTTGCAATTTAATGTCATCACCAAACTCAGGTCTATAACCCATTACAGACATAACATTATCTTTTGATTTAATTTCTTCTACAATTGCTGTACACTGAGCAAATGTATCAGGATCTACAAGTATTTTACCTTCACCATTTTTTAAGTGGTCCCAGTAAGCAACGTGTCTTTCTGTAATAATCTTTTCAATACGCTGTGCATCAGTCTTTAAAGATTGATACAAATTCATATCTTTCAGAATGTCCAGTATTGCATGTTCAAAATGTTCCAAGTTTTCTCTTGGATCACCTGCAGCGTTAAGCTCTTTATAATGAGCAAACAATCTATCCAATAACATTTTTGGATTTTCACTTGGTACATCAGCAATGCTTAATGCAAATTCTTCGTCAAAATCTTCTGGTTTTAAAAATAGACAGTGAATTAACTTCCCTTCTATTGCAAATTTGTCAGTTGCGTCATCGCGTTGTCCCATTATATAGTGCATATAAAACAACTTAGGACTATATAATAACTTATTCAAACCTGAATAAGACATCATAAAATTTTTGTCAAAGAACTCCTGTTCTTTTTGCAGACGATCTGCTACTGTAGGCATCAAATTTTGTACTTTCATTATTTACAATTTTGCATGTCTCTTGCAAAGTATCTTCCTAATATATTACCATTATAACTATTGCTGGTCAGCACATCATTTTTTACTTGATATGCTAACTCACAATAATTAAGATATTTTTTAGTGCAACACAATTCAAGAATCTCGCGTTTATAACTATGTGCTCCATTTCTTAACACTTCTTCAGATAGTTCTTTACAACTACCAAAATATGACAACCAGTTAGATTGTTTTACAACTACTTTAGTACGTTTTCTTGTACCGGTAGTTGCTTTTTCTTTTTTACTGATTGCAGTCTTTCTTGATGCGAATAGACTTTTTTTGCCAATGTAGAATTTACCAGTTCCAATGTGTGTGATTCTGTAAACAAAACCTATAACATGCTCATTGTTAGGTATATCCTCTAATTTAGTAATTACTTTGTTATTACTTTCAGTTAAGATCCAGTTGCTCATAGTGTTGATTTTTTTACAAATCTAATAAACTAAATCGCTTTTATCAAGCCATTCTTCATTTAACTCTTTATATTTTGCAACTGCTTTGTCTAAAACTGGTATAAAAGTATATGCTGCTTTTTTGATACCATGCACTTTGACAATGTCACTAAAGTCTTTTTCAAGTGGTATGTAACAAAATGGTAAATTGTAAGTTTCAAAATAATATTTCATACTTGCAATACCTGCAGCGTCACTATCCATATAAGTAACAACAGCTTCGTAACTACTTTTCATGGATTCAATTAATTCTGGAGACAACTTTGTATTCTCGCTATCTGGTGCTATAACGTCAACGTCAAGACCTGGGATACTTTTAATTGCCATACAGTCTTTCAGAGAAGATGTGATAACTAAAAACCTGGCTCCTTCTAACTGATCAATACCTTGAGTATAGTCCATTAACTTTAAGAACTTCTTGGTTCCGTTTTTTGGTTGGTAAATCTTGTACATCTCGTTGTACATTGTAGTGTACAAATAAGTATGCTTTTTTTGTACATGAAACTCTTCATCTGTAATCAAATCACCAACTTGCTTTGCCATGGTGTAACTACGTAACGGAATCACATTGTACTTACTTAACAATTTACTACCAATATTAAACTGTAACCAGAAATCTGCATCGTCTTTGGTCCAACTTCTGATAAAATATTCAGAAACAATCCATTTAGTTTCAACAAATTCTTTTTTTGGAGTGGTTTTACCTGTCTTTAAAAATGACTGATAGTCTTCCAAAATTTTATAGACTGCAGTGCCATAATCTACATTCCACAATTTTGCCATTAAATCAACTGCATTACCAGATTTACCTGTCGAAAAACATTTATATCGGTATTTACCAATTGCTCTTACATAGTAAAGATACATTGATGGATCCCTGTCATCCGGATTGAATAAACTATTCATTCGTACATTTTGACCTGATAACTTTTCAGCAAGGTCTAAATAGTTTTCAAATATCCAATCTGATGGTACATCATCTATTGATGCGACAAAATTATTTAAACTAAACATAATCAGTATTTTACATTAAAATGAAAAGGGTAGACATTACATCTACCCTCATCTTAAAAATAAAACATTTTAATTATGGAAGTTGTAAATCACTTACGTTGTCATCAAAAACTGGAGTGTTCACAGATGGTGCATCGTTGAAAATATCTTGAGCTGCAGGAGCTGCAGAAAACTCACTTACTGTTTCAGAAGTGTCTTCAGCAACCTTTTTCTCATAGATATGAACAGCTTCGTTAAATGGCATAAAGTTTGGATCTTCTGCAGTTAACGCATAAGCATATTTACCCTCAGTTCTTTTTGGTAAAAATAAAGAATAGTTTGCATACTCAGAACCATCTTTGTAATATTTTTGACCACCAATTGTAAAATACAACCAAAAGTCTGCTTTACAAATAAAGTTTTTGATTGCAGTAACCAACTCTTCAATTGTATCACACTGAATATGAAGTCCTTGGAACTTTTCTAACAACCCAAGTTGTTTTAAGAAACTACCTAAGAAATTTTGAATAGACTCGTCTCTTCCAATAGTTTTACCTTTGTAAACCCAGTCTTTGAATCCAAACTGGCCACTTCTTACAGAAGCAATCTGTCCTTTATAGTTTCCTTTAGAAGGATCTAATCTGTTAATCTGAATACCTTCAAATCCATCACCTACTTCAGGACCTTCCAGTACAAAAATCAAATTATATTGATCTTTGTCATACGGTGGTCTTTCCAATTTCAAATCTAAGATTCTACATTTATGTGTACCTGGCAATAAAATTTTAGATACATAATTTCCTTCTGATGGATTGTAATCGTTTAAGCTAAATGTTCCCATTTTTTCTAATTTTTAATTTTTAATAATACTTTTTAATTAATCAATAAATACTTCATCCCAGTGTGTTACAATAGAACCATCTTCAAGAGTTTCAGAGATAACAATCTCTTTGTTTCTTAAATGTTCTGGTCTTGCACCACATGAAATATCATCTTGTGTTTTAAAACTCAAGATATTTTTGTCTCCTTTGCGTACTAAGTACCCAATCGCGTCTGATTTAGAAGTGGTGATGTCTTTCAGTTTACCTGTTAGATTAAGATCCAACGAACTAAAATCAGTACCATTCTTAGATAATAGTGTATCCTTTACGTGACCACAAAAAATAACATTAGGAGCAAGATTTTTAATTCTTGTTGTCATATCATTAAATGCTTGACGTAACCATGGATAACCTGCACCATTTGCAAGATTCAAGATGTTACCATACTTTGCTTTACCGGTTGTTTTCCAATTAGCACCCATTGGTGATAATGAATACAAATGTTCTGCATATGGTAAACACATTTCTTCTAATGCAGTAATAGTGTCTAAAGCGATATACTTGTATGGCTTACCTGCTTTGATAATTGCAGCTTCAATATCCATAAGGTCTTTTATGTTGTTTGCCTTGATTTTCATCGCATCAACATAATCGGAACCACTTTCTAAATCTATAAGCAAACAATTAGGTAATTGTGCCAACAATGTTGTCTTACCTGTTTTTGGTTTACTAAATATGATTAAGTTTTTTGGACTCTTTACTACTGATTTAATCGTAGCAGTTGGTAATTCTATACCTTTTACTTCTGTTGCCATTGTTTACCGTCTTTTATTAAATTGTTTAACCACTTTTTGTTTGACATTGGAACATTCTGCACAATACAGTAAATATCTCTAATTGTCATTTGAGCATAATGATTATCATCCTTTTCGAGATAATTGTCATCAAAGATCTCATTATCAATTTCACCATACTTAGGAAGCGTAAGTTCTGGTTCTTCTGATGTTTTTGTTTGAGGTTCTGGTACACTGAACTTAATACTTGTTCTATTTACCATTTCGCAAGAAGACAGCATAAAAGCATAAGACGGAGTTGGAAGCGTTGTTCCATCTTTCTTTTTTGTTATTTCTCGATACTCTGCTGGGTTTTCTCTCCAGTCAGGATTGTTTTTAAATCTGTAAAGCACACGTTCTCCGTCATGATAAGGTTTATCAAACCAGTCAAAGAGTTCTATGAATACATCTTGATTTTTGGAAATTTGTTCTGCATAGAATCTAATAGTTTCTACAGGCAATACTCCAAATTCGTTACCATTGTAACACAATTTTGCAAAAAACAAAGGGGTTTCAATACCCATTTCTTCAAACAAAGGTTCCCAAAAAGGTCTAAACTCTTCAGTGAGTTCATTAATGTGTTTTTTCTTTGTTGTTGTTGACATAATAATTACATTTTAATTTTACATTTTACATTTTACATTTAACTTGAACTACTAATTATTCGAGTTGATGGAGTGGCAGCTTCTACAATAGTCATCTTAGCATATTCTGCTCTATACCATTGTATACCAACTTCACCAAATCGATTCTTCAAAATATGCATTGCCAGCAAGAACTTGTCATCTATGACATACTTATTTGGACCATAAAGTCCTAAATTATACTTTGCTGGTCTGTTAAAAGCAATCATAACATCTGCACATTGAAGTAAGAAGTCGCTACCATAAACATCAGACTCAGTAGGATAGTGACCTTCGCCTCTTCCTGTCGGTTTCTGACGTTCTGGATCGTCAATATCTCTATTCAATTGCGTCAGTATAATGAAAGTTACTGGCAACATATTTTTCATTTCTGTCATCATGATAGCAAGATTTTGCAAGGTTGCTTGCTTATTATTCTCACTACCTGATTGTTTTACTAAAAGAGTATGATCCAAAGTAATAACAAAAGGTTTTTTCATTGTATTGTAGAAGCTAAAAATAGCACTACGCATTTCATTTACAGTCAATGCTTTGTCAATAATATATTCCTTTCTGACACCTTGTTTACTTGCGTAATCTTTTAGTTTATTAAAATCTGCACTGGTTAACGGTGGCATACCATCATCTTGTGCAGACTGTAAATATCTGATATTTAATCCACTGGTTGCTGATAACTCACGCAACGCCATGTTTCTACCAAGCATCTCAAATTGAAAATGCAATACTGCGAAATCCTGTTCAGGATTCAAACGCTGTAATTCTCGTGTTAAAGATGCTGCAATAAGAGTTTTACCAACTCCTGGTCTTGCAGCGATAACATATAGTGATTGCCACTCAATACCGTTTAATCCAATCTTGTTGAATTGCTTCCATTGAGTTTTTAAAGATTTAATACTTCCACTCGCTCTTGAGTGAATGTATTTAATACCTTCATTCATCACTTCACCATACTGTTTCCATTCTATTTTTTTTGGTTCATCAACCATGGAACTAAATGTATAAAGTTTAAATTAGACTACGAAGATAATAAACTTTTGAGAGTTAAACAAATAATTACCACACTATTTTTGGTTTATTTGCTGCTTTTAAAGCATCGTTTACCTGATTAAAAATGTTGTTACTATTCCATTCAGCAGACTTTTGATATGCCGCTGATGCTGGATGTGAACATTTTAGTATCTGTGTGTTATTCAGGATGTTATCAATCAAATCTTCGTTCTGTTGTGCCTGTTTACCCATAAGAACCCAGATGTATTCTTTATCATTTGCATTGAGCATGTCGATAAGATACTTGTTGAACGGATCCCATATAGGAATGTGTTTACCAATTTTACCAATTTCTGTAGTAAGAGAAGTGTTCAACATAAGAATGCCTTGCTTTGACCATCGTGATAAATCTGGATCAAATGTTGCTACATCTTTTTCATTATTGTAAACAATTTTGTTTACTTCTTTAAATATGTAACGCAACGATGCCTCTGGTTTTTTAGTATTACCACACGAGAAAGCAATGCCATCAGCAACACCTAATTGAGGATACGGATCTTGTCCTACTAAAATAACATTAGTTGTATCATATGGACATTCCATAAACGCTCTAAACACTTGTTTTAATGGTGGAGTAAAGCGTAAATCTTCAGCAACACAATTTTCAAGTACTTTAATTATGTGAACAAAGTCTTCTGACAATAGAAAACCTTTTAAAATATTATGCCATCCAGATGGTTTTAGCATTTCATACATCTTAGATGCATATTCTTGTGGTGTTAATTTATTTGGTATATTTGACATTTATTGTATATTTGTATGTTAATTAATTAATTATAAAACCATGGCAAAACAAACTAAAAAGACTTCAACAAAACAAGCAGAAGATCTTGTTGAAGTTATTGATGAAAAAGCAATTGTAAACATCAGAATGAGTACATCATTTTTTCAAAGATTGCAAGCATTGTATTTATCAATGATAAAAGGTAAATCCAATGAAGACATTCAAAAATTTCTTGAACAAGTAAAAACTCAAAAAATTTCAAATGAAGAAGATTTTCATCTTGAAACATTACTTATTGTTTTATCTGAATTTCAAAAGAACGCTAAAGCAGAAGGTATGACAAATTTTATTAGTCAAGCAGACCTTAAAAAAAGAGCGCAGGAAGAACAAGAACAATTAGACAATGCTGCTGCAACAAAAAATCAAGAGTAATACTATTTACTATTGATAATCAAA